TGCCTTGTAGGGCAATAATACTTTTCTCTAGTTTTGGTATCTGTTTCCAATGTTTGGTATTGTACTTTGCTTCAAGTCCACCAAAGAAGTCTGCAATCACTCCATCCATATCCAAATATAATGTCATATTCATTTAACCTCTCTTGGCTCGCAGTGCGGCCATTTTGTTATAATCTTGTAACCATTTCTCAGGCGATTTGATAGTCTGAGAAACATTCATTTTTACCTTACGTTGACGGAACTGACGTTTTAATTCTTTCGCAACCTCAGTACCCAAGAAACGTGATATCAGTTTCACTAGTGTCTGACGGAACGGTACGTCATGGTGCATATGTCCAGCAGTGTGTGCAAGTTCATGTAACACAACCCACTTAGTCATTCCACAACTAGGTTGTAACCGAACCATACTATATGTCGCCTGTCCAGCAATCCGAGCATTGTACTTTACAGTTTTCATAAACTCAAGTCTGGGATTAGAACTACCCTTCTCTGATAGAGTTTGATAAGTCTTAGACTTCACAACTCGTTTGAAAAACTTGGTAATCTCTTTCTCTGACAACTGTGTTTGTGGAAACTTACGTTCAGTCGCAAACTCAGACTTGTAGACTTTGTTACGTCCACTATCCACATAAGAGTTCTGAAGGCGTCCTGTTTTGATTGCCTTCTGTTTCTTTGTCCAATAGTTTGCATACTTCATTGCAAGGTCATGGCCCATCTTACCAACTGCCATTTGATAGGCATCAGTACTAGAAATTATATCACCATTTGTCATAATCAATACTCCCATTAGTCGTATGTTACCTGTGCAGCATAGTCAATCTCATCGAAAATCTTTTCCAGTTCTGCAATACGTTCTTTGCATTTCATTTTTGCAAAACCATTGCCTGGCGTTTTCTTTTTAATCTTCTCAATAGACTTCAACATATCAGTGAAGTAAATATACTCTTTTTGAATTTGTGTAATGTAATCCATAATTAGGCTCCCTCATAACCAAGTGTTCGCATTGCATCTAGTGGACTAGTTTTCCACGCCAAGTCCATGTATTCCTCAACGGTAGCGTGTTTACATAGAAAGTTAATCCAAGTCTTGTAGGGTTTACGATACTTGAACCGAGCGACAAACGCAGGCTTCAACTTACCTTCCCAACTAGGATGGGCATCTGGACATACATCCATCATCATCTGGGCACCAGCAAAGTCACCCTTGTACATGAGATACATACCATCCCAAGTAAACATTTCTTTCTCAAATTTCGTCATATCAAATCTCTCTTTCAACTCATCTTACTTAGCTATGCTATCATAACAAATAACCAATGTCAAGGCCTAAATGCAAAAAAAGCATAAAAAAAGCCCCTGAAAAATCAAGGGCTTATCATTTTTTTGAAATTAATTATCGTTTTTTCTTGGCCAATTCCTGTGAAATCCACCTTTTTGCGATAGGATTCGACACTTTTTTGCGAATCAGCATGGCGATTCGCTTCCATACCTTTTCAAATACATCCTCACCAGCCATGTTATTGTCTACAACAATAAAACTTGACCCACCAAATAGTCTTTGAAACTTACCAATATTCTGTTGGACTTCATTCCACATAGTAGAAACTTCTGTTTCTGGTAGAGTGCGTTTACGTTTCTTGTTACGTTCTTGTGCAGTATCAAGTGAGGTATTGACAAAAATCATTGAACACTCGTATCCAAGAGATTGTAGTCCAGAAACTTGTTTTGAAATCTTGTCGTAGTCTTTACCTGTACCGTCAATGATTAGTCCAAGTCTACCGTCCAAGAAATTACCTTGCATACGCTTTGTAACACCCTTGGCCTTAACACGAATCTCTTGTCCTTTGTCAGAGTAGATATCTTCTGGTGTAGTATCCATACCAGCGTCCTTCAACATCTTTTCATATATGTCATCACTGTTGACAATCTTCATACCAAGTCCACCAGTGGTACGCCTGACAACGTATGATTTACCGCTGCCAGGCCCACCTGCTAGGAAAATTGCTTTGAATATATTGGGGTCATAAACTCCCTCTTGCAGTTCCGTAAATGTTCTCATTGTTTAGTCCTAACAACTCCATAGTTCGTTTTCGATATATCTCTTCATAGTATTTAGTATCCTCTCTTTTCTCATTCACCACCCCTCTGTTAATTTGCTTTTGGAAGTTCATTTTCTTGATTCGGTTTTTGAGTTTTGCACTATTTTTCATAATTGCCTCTTTCATGTTTGAGTTGATAACACATAACAAAGATTTGAGTTGTCGTTTGGCCCTCCTATTAAAATACAATATCGCCAGCGTCAGCTGAACCTCTGGGGATAATTTCTTCTGTTGCTTTACCACCATCTAGTGCAGTAACACCGTTAGATGGGTAAGGTACTTGAACTGTATCACGAACACAATCTATATGTAATGTGTGTGTCAATTTACCAGCGCCCTTTTCAAATTCATGTCTAAGATTCCGAATCAGATATCGCCCAGTTAGATATGGGTCTTGTGCCGTGGCTGCATCTGTTTGGTTCTTTAGAATTATACCAATCAAGTCTCCAGCCTGCAATGTTGTATTGCCTGGCACTTTGATTCGTAATGTAATATTTGTGTCTAATGATACTATCCTTGAACGTCTTTTCTGTAACCATATGTCAGTTCCAGTGTAATCGACATCAGTGTCAAACGCCGGATCAAGTAATCCGTCCACGGCGTTTCTTTCTGTTGTTTGAACATATAGGGTAGTTTTGGGGTATTCACTGATTTTATTTCCAAAGTCATCTTTTGCCTCTGAAACAGGTGGAGACCTCTTTGAACCATATGAATTGAATTCGTCAGCATGAATGCTCTTATCATATTCCTTTAAGTAGTCATACTCGTGATGAGTATACTTCTTATTATATATATCAACTTCAAGAAGGTCAGAAGAGTACATTCCTGCCCTTGCTTGTAAAATTGTGTCAGTAGAATTCATTATTTGATATTCTAGAATGTTTGTAAGATTTAGTGCAACATTGTCTGGATCATCGGTTGGAGTGACTTCACGAAAAATCATACGAGGATTCTTTCTATCCATCATACTGTCGATAGTTCTGAAGTAATACCCCTTTACAGTTTCATAAAACAAGAATGCTGCCGAAAAGTCATATTCTTTTGATAGACATCTTTTTGACAAGTTATTGATAAAATCAAAAGGCCTGTTGTTTGGTGCAATTATCTGAAAGTTATTTGTAGTTTCTTCATAGTAGAATTCTTTCTTAGAGTTTAGATACTCTTCACTACGAACAACCTTTTTAATTATATCTTTTACAGGTTCACCCTTAAACGACTGAGATACACGAATACGGTTATTTCTCACCATTTCCATAGTGGTAAAACTAAGACTAAATGTTTTGGTTCTGTCGTTGAGACTTATGCTTGAAGATACCTTATACACATGAAGTGGTGTATCTGTAAAATTAATGGCCATAGTTCTTTCCGAACTATCTTTTGCATTAGGTGTTACAAGAACAAGTTTTAACTTTTCCTGTCCAACAATAGATGCGTTGGCAGTTAAGTTATTTGTATCTACGAATGAGATGTTACCAGTGATTGAGTTTGAAAAGATATCTTCAAAGATTGATACAGTTGCAAGTTGTTCTAAAAGATTAAGTTCTAGGCCGCCAACTGTACAGAGGGTACATTCTTCAACAATATATTCACCAGCGTACTTTATATCCGCCATTATATTATCCGTTCATTTTGTTCTTGAATTCTTTTTTGATGCCATCAATAAACCTTGGTTGTACCAAACGAATTCTTCTATTTTTCTCTTGAATTCTTTCTTCGTAAACGTAATTGGTTACTGTGACTGCACCAGCAGGAATTGTAGTTGCAGATTCGTTTGGAAGTTCTATAACTTCTGTAGTATCTCCTGATGTTTGTGTGTATTCATAGTGATGTATACCATTAGGATCATCATACTTTTCTTTCACGAATGCTTCAAATGCTGGAACTGTCATTGGCCACTGTGAATAGTAGTCTACAATATTATTTGTAATAATAATAACCCAATGTAATTCTGGATCACCATAAAATTCGTTTGCAATATATTCTGGGGTTTCGCCAGCCTTTACATCGTAAAAATCATAGTTCACAGAGTTCAATCTGACATAATCTCTAAGTCTAACCCTTTTAGTAAGGTTAGTCATCACTGTAATATTACCAGTGCCACGAACATCATATTCTACTTTAGGAAAATAAGAAAAATAAGCCATAATTAAAATCCTGCCTCGATGCGTTCTTTTGTAATAATCTCTAATTCCTTAAACCCTAGTGTAAGTTGAGTTTCTACAGGGTGATCATCGTCAAAGAACTGTGGGCGATCTCCACCATAACTGACTGATACAGTTTGTAGTACAGAAGTGGATATCTTGTGAAGGTGTGTGTTTGGAAAATATTCGATATCAAAGGTTGAAGGTGTAATCATTGTTCTACCACTTAAATCACTACCTTCTACTTCTGGCATGGCATGATATCTAAATGCAGTTACAATGTTTTCTATTGTTTCTGCTTCTTTTGCATTGTTTGGTAACAGTCTAAATTCAAAAGAAAACTCTCTTCTACCAATACCCTCAAATGCCATCTCTGTTCTATTATTCATAACTGTACCTCTACTAATTTCAAGTGCCGCCTTTGCGCCAGGAGCAATAGTAGAGTCTAATGCCACAAGTGCCATGTTTTCAAGTTGGGCTCCACCCTTTTCTACTACCTTGGCACCAAGTTCTTTTGCTATGGCAGCGTTACTCATACCACTGTTTAGAGTTTCAATCGTAGATGCAATTCCAGCAACAACTGCACCCATTTCCTGTTCGCCGTAGTTTGCTGTATGTGCGACTGCTAGTTTTGCAGGCATATACAATGCAATCGCCTGTGATAATCTTTTGGTAGGAGCTCTTTTTATAGATAGCGTTGTTGCCTGTGGACGGACAGAGCCAGGGGGGTTTGGACTAGTATTATATGAACCTTCCCCAAAATTAATTTTGGATTTGGCCGCTTGATTTATATAAAACATGACATAGTGTTTATGCCTATCCATAGTTCCTAGTGTTTCTGGGTACGTCAACATAGGCGAACCAGAAGCACCGCTATTTGTTCTTTTGATTGTAGGTATAACTGCCATTCTAAATAGTCCTATACATTGTGTGAAAGTATTTATATCGCCATGGCATACAGAGGAAGATATATTCCATCAAAACCACGAAAATACAAAGGAGACCCTTCTAATATTATTTATAGGAGTCTCTGGGAACGTAAATTCATGGTTTATTGTGACAGAAATGATGCTATCCTAGAATGGGGTAGTGAAGAGATTATTATACCCTATGTATCTCCCCTTGATGGTAGACGCCATCGCTACTTCCCTGATTTCTACGTTAAAGTTAAGCAGAAGGATGGATTGATTAAAAAACTACTAATTGAGGTAAAACCAAAAGCACAATGTGGCCCTCCAAAACAACCTCAACGCAAGACACCACGATTTGTTCAAGAAGTCCGTACATGGGGTGTGAACAAAGCAAAGTGGGAAGCAGCAATAGAATTTTGCAATGATAGAAATATGGAATTCAAAATTCTTACAGAAGATCATCTGGGATAACGTATAAATACTAGTATGGCAGAGATAATTGAAAGCGTACTAGAAAAAACAGGAGGCAAGGAACGTAGTGTTCGTTGGTTTCGACAGAAGGTAAAGGAACTTGGTGACGTTCCTTCTGCACAATTGGTGCGTGAAGGTTTTGTAACTGGGCGCCCAACTTTGGGTACTATGAACTTTTTTATGTATGATCCAAAGTACAAGAATGATGTGAACGTATTACCATATTATGATAGGTTTCCTCTTGTGTTACCTATACAGCCTGTTGGTGGGGGTAACATAAATGAAGGATTTGTTGGGTTAAATTTTCACTACCTATCAATTCCTATGAGATTAAAGTTACTAAACATAATACAAGAATATGCAACAAATGATAAAATGGACGAAACTACAAGAATTCGTTTGACATGGAATCGTATTAAAAGAAATCCAATTGTAAAACCAACAGTGAAGAGATATCTTGCAAATCATGTCAGAGGAACATTTCGTAGAATTGATGCAGAAGAAATGATGGTGGCAGTTTTGTTACCAGTACAAAGATTTGTTAGAGCAAGCGAAACAAAAGTATATGCTGATTCTAGAAGAATAGTTAATCAGCCTAGGAGACCATAATGGCACTACAAGAATTTATTTCAAAGTTCTATGATAAGGGCGGCCCTGCATTCTTAAACAGGTTTGAGGTAATGATTATCTCACCGTATGAGGCAAATCCAAATATTGCAGATGATAGATTTGTATCATTCAAAGTTGTTAATTTGACTATGCCCGGCAAGAACCTAAGAACTGTAACTAATGAAAATGTCTATGGGCCGACTTACGAAATGGCTCAAGGATTAACATATGCAGAAAGTGTCTCAATGAATTTCTATCTAGGGGCAACACACTTTGAAAGAACCTTCTTTATGAATTGGATGGATATGATTGTCAAGCCAGATTCATATAACTTGGAATATTATGATGAATATAAAAGAACCATAGATGTTTATCAGTTAGACAAAAACAATGATAGAACTGCTGGGATACGATTACAAGACTGTTATCCCAAAACAATAGGTGCAGTAGAGTATTCACAAGAAAGTGGTGAAGTAGGACAAATCAGTGTTGATTTTGTTTTCAAAGAGCATACTCATATTGATGGGAGTGGTAAAGTACTAAATCAAAAATACGCTCCATCAATAGACCTTGGTGCAAGACTAAGGCAGAGAGGGAGAAATGTTTCGGCAAATGGTGGTTTAGAAGTTGATCCAACTGCCGGCCCCTTTTAATTTAATAATGCAATAGGAGAAATATAATGGCATTACCAAAACTCGCCTCGGCGAAATTTGAATTGACACTTCCTTCAACTGGTGAAAAAGTTGAATATCGTCCTTTTCTTGTAAAAGAAGAAAAGGCCCTGATGATAGCACAATCAACAGGAAAACAAGATGATATTATGAGGGCAGTTAAAGATGTAATTACATCTTGCACGTTTGAAAAAGTCGATGCAAGTAAATTACCAATCTTTGACTTAGAATATATCTTTATTAATCTAAGAGCAAAGTCTGTTGGAGAGATAGTAAAACTAATGGTAACTTGTCCAGATGACAATACTACACAAGTACAAGTAGAGGTTGATTTGACAAAGATTGAGTGTCATAAAGAAGTTGGACATGATACCAATATTAGATTGACTGACGAAATTGGTTTGATTATGGATTATCCAAAAGTTAATTCTGTACAAGAATTAGATTTGGAAAATGAAATGGAATCAACTTTTGAGGTTATTAAGTCTTGTGTTAGACAGGTTTATGATAGCAATAATGTGTATGAAAAGGTAGACATGGACAAAGAGGATTTGAATGATTTTATTGAATCTATGTCACATGACCAGTTTGATAAGGTTCAAGAATTCTTTAATACTATGCCTAAAGTCAAACACATGATTAAAGTTAAGAACCCCAAGACAGGGGTGGACGGTGAAGTTGTACTACAGGGAATGGCTGATTTTTTTTAGTAGCCCTCTCTCATAATTCTCTGGAAAATTACTATCGGTTAAATTTCCAGTTAATGCAACATCATCAATATTCATTAACCGAACTTGAAATGATGTTGCCTTGGGAGAGGGAGATATACGTTTCTCTGCTGTTACAACATCTAGACGATGAAAGAACAAAACAACGTCAACGGGCGATGAATAACCAGAATAAAAGATAAATACTATAAAGGAGAGAGATGTTGGCAGAGAAGAAAACAGTAACAGTCGATCCAGAGGTCGTAGAAAAAATTGATAGTAATGGTGATGGACACATTTCGCATGAAGAAATGGAGATGAATTTGGAATTTAAACGTAAAGAACTAGAAGATGCAGACGCTCGTAGGGATGCTATGAGAAAGATGACATGGTTCGCATTGATGGGTATGTTGTTATATCCAGCAGGCATCTTAATTACATCAGTGTTAGGATACGAAAACACTGCAAAAATTATAGGTGATATTGCTCCAACATATTTTGTTGCCATCTCAGCTCTTGTGGCCGCATATTTTGGTGCAAACGCATATGTAGATAAAAAGAAGTAAAATAAAATGGCAAAAGATGACAACAAGGGTAACACCGAAAAAGAATTTAAAGGTTTGACTAAAACCATGACAGAAGGGTTTTCTGCCCTTGTTGCCGCATCCAAAAAGAGGGCGGCAGAAGATGCTCTCTCAATGGCAAAAAATACTGAAGTCACTAAAAA